TATTTTATTACGATTAGGTACTACAGTATCCTTCATATTTTCTTCTGCGTAGTGACCTTCAGGTACTTCAGAACCACCTTCTACTAATGATGAATTTAGTAATTGAGATAAACCATCTAATTTAATGATTTGATGTTTAACTAAAGAAAATCTTTCATCCCATACTGGCTTATCAGTTTCTATTAAATTATTTTTATTAATATATTTTACTAATTCAGTAGCACGTTCTAATTCTACTTTATGTTTTTGACCATAATCAAAACTTAAACATGTAACATCAAACCCTTCTTGTAATAGATGAAGTAATAAAGTAGAAGAATCCATTCCTCCACTTAAACTCAAAACTGCATATTTTTTATTCATATTAAAAAGGTAATTTATTAAAATATTTATCTAAAAATTCTTTAGTATATAACACTACCTTACCATTAAATTTTGGATTTGATACTTCTCTAAGTTGATAAGGTTGATTTTGTTCTTTAGCAGCATCAAACACTTTTTTACCTAACTCACCTCCAGCTGCTTTACCTAGGTAGTCATAAAGTGACATAAAATTTTCTTGTGACATAACTTTTATTTATTATAATATAAATATAAAAAAGAAGACTTGGTATCCCAAACCTACTAAAAATTTATTTTGTACTCGGGGCGGGACTTGAACCCGCACGTCTTTAAAGGACACAGGATTTTAAGTCCTGCGTGTCTACCAGTTCCACCACCCGAGCATTATTTGTAGTCAGGACAGGATTCGAACCTGTATAATTTCATCTCAAGTCTAAGACTCGGAATTACTGTAACTGCCCAGCACCTGACTATTCCCCCATCCTGAGATTCCGGATAGTAGATTTTAACGGTTTAGTTTTCTTGAAAACAAACACATTAGTGTCTTACCACATGAAAATATAAATCAACATTAATAGAGAGGAGTGTGTCCACATCCTTTTCATCCTCTATAACCGGCATTCCGCTGTCCGGCTCGAGCGAGACCATTGTTAAAGACTTGATCCAAAGACTGGTGAGTATCTCTTACTCATTGTACTCCCTACGAGAATCGAACTCGTCTTTCCAGGATGAAAACCTGATGTCCTAACCGATAGACGAAAGGAGCCTACTTAATATATCATTAACAAGTGACCTTCTTTTGAAATGACTCTTGTTATATTATAATCCTCAGACAATGTACGAGCAGATATTTCTACTGCTTGTTGTAACATTCCTTGTCCAAATGGATTCATAGGATCTATTAGTTTTTGTATTATAGTTGAGTTAGTCTTCCCTACTTTAACCATATAAGCCTCCATTAGTTTAACACACTCATCTATATTTAGTGGTTGACCACTAAAATATTTTATAATTATATTCTTCATTATGATAAATATTCCTTAAACTTATTTATGTTGAATGTAATATTTCCAATTTGTTCATCTAAACTATCTTCAAAAAACTCTTCAATCTTATTTGTTGGTTTAGTTAGCAAACCATACTCTTCATATGTAATTCCTAAAATACCATTTATAATAGGTGAAGATGTATCAACTGAGTTGATGTAATTAAATTCCTTATAATAAATAAATTCTTGAGGTAAACTAGCACCTAACAAATGTATATAATGGTTGTCTAAAATATAACCTTGTTTTTTAAATGAAGTAACCAATTCAATCCTACCCATCATTTGATTAACTAGTTTATTTGGATGATGAAATAAACGTTGATATACTTCAGATGAATGATTAAAAGCAAAATGTTTAAAACCTAAATCAATACACTTATCATATAAATTAATAAAATCTTCAACTGTTTTACCCTGTAGTACAACCATTAATTTTGTTTCTGATGGTAGTTGTGCTTTAAGAGTATTCATCCAATACTTAGCGTTTTTATAAGTGGCACTAGTATTGTTCCAAGCATCAGGTGTTATAAAAATATCAGGTTTGATTAAATTAATTTTCTCAATTAAGTCCTCATTTGTATGAGTCACACCTTCAAATAACCCATTATCCATAATAATAAAACGTTCATCAAGCCTAGCCTGTAGAAAGTAATTTTTATACATTTCATGTTTATCTAACAGGTGAGGTAAACAATAATCGTAATCATTAAAATGTTTACTGCGTTCTAGTAACGCTAAGGGAACTTCATGTGATATTTTCATTATTTTAACTTTTTAGATAATTTATAAAATGTAACGCATTCATCCAAACTACCCTCAAACTCATTTACAAAAGTATCAACTTCTTCTCTACTACCACCATAATGAAGTCTAAGATCATTTTTAAACGCTTCTAAACGTTCAAACTCATCTTTCATAGCATCTTCAGATAGTTTGTTTATACGCTTAGCATATATAGTTCTTATTTCACGTTCTTTTTCTACACACCATTCTTTTTCACCTTTAGCTTTAACAATGGCTTCAGCTAACCAATAGTACTCATATTGTACTTGAGTCCAATAAGGTGAATAATTAAAATCACCATTTTTAATTTTGTCTTCTATAGGTTGATATTTGTGGAGTTCTTTATGTATTGGGTATCTCCTCCACCAATAAAATTTATTATTACCTCTGTGAGGTGGTTTTGTAGGTACATCAACTGTAACTTTATAACCTAAATAATCAAGTGTATCTTGTATTTCTTTATTCATTACATTGTAAATATAATGAAGGCCTCCTAGGAGGCCAAACATTTAATACTCTTTTACATTATCATCAGGAGGTAATTGTTCACGAATACGATTTTTTCTCCAACCTGAAATGTCAGGTCTTTGGAGCATTTCTTTCATTTGTTGAATTATAGGTTGAGATTCTGGTTCTGATTGGGGCTCAGGTTCAATTTTAGGTTCTGGTTCAGACTTAGGCTCATATATTTCAAGTTCTTGTTTTGGCGGTTGAATTTGATTAAAAGCAAAATTGGCTGCTACAATTAATGATATAGCTAAAGGATCAAATACCAACATTATAATAATTAAAAACCAATTAATCACCTTATCCATAGGTTGGCCTGTTAAATTAGATAAGTATTTTAGAGGACCTAATTCATTAGCTAATTCATTGTTTGCTTTTATTTCTAGTATTTGAGATTCTAAATTAAAAATAGAATCATTAATAACATCTATTTTAGAGGTGAGTTGTTCTTCAGATTTAAGTGAAGATACTAGTTGTTGTTCAAATGCTTTTCTATTATTTTTACTCTCACGAGTAATAATATTACCTTTTTTATCTACAGATTGTAATACAGTGTTTTTAGATAAAGCTGATCTTAATTCAGATGTTGATTTAGATAACGATTCTTTATCTTTCAAATAACCATCTTTAATTTGAGTATAAGATTGTTTTTTAGTTTCAAGAGCACTTACTTTTTGATCTATAACACTAGATTTATTTGCTGTAGTTTGGTAACCAGAACTTAATAAACCATAAATACCAGCTGATGTTATTATAGATAATATAACAACTGCTGCTGTTAAGTATGTTTTAAGTATAGTGTTAAGTTTACTCCAATAATTGTGAAGTAAAGTAGCTATTGTTAATTTAGATGCTTCTAAAAACGAGGCCATTATTATTACAGGTAAAGCTACACCAGCAAATAACATAGACAATCCTATAATACTATAATATGCGGCTGTGACCCCTAGGCCCAGCGCACATATTAAAATCAAATATGGTAAAATTTTATTTTTCATAACTCATTATATTAACCTTCACAACTAATACAATCAGATAAACGTTGTAAATTATCTCCTCTTAATACTGATTCTGTTCTTAAATAATAAAGAGTTTTGATACCTTGTTTCCAAGCTTCTTTATGTACTTGACTAATCCACTTTGGAGAATCATTTGGATCAAAGGTTAAATTTAAAGATATCGCTTGGTCAACATACTGTTGTCTTATACCATTTTGTTTAACAATTTCTAACTGATTAATTTCTTTAAATGTTAAAAATACTTCTTTTTCTTCATCTGTTAAAATATAATCAGGTAAATTAACAACTGAACCTTGATCTTTTAAAATCTGATCCCAAACACTATCAATATTGTATCCTTTTTGTTCAAGTAATGCTTCAAGTATTTTATTACGCTTAATAAATACTCCTTTTGCTGTTTTTAAGTTATAAACATTTGCTGGTATTGGTTCAATTGAAGGTGAAACTCCACCTGATATATGAGCGTTTGATACTGTTGGTGCTGGTGCAAGATGATGAGTATGTCTTAAACCTGTTCCTTTACACCATTCTGGTTCACCATATTCAATTGCTTGATCACGAGATGCTTTTAATGCTTCTGCTTCAATAAAACTAAATATCATTCTTGTATATGCACTCGCTTGAATACCTACAAATGGTAAACCTTTTGATTGCAAAAATGTATGCCATCCTAAAATACCTAAACCGATTGCTCTACCTTTAACTGCTGAACGGACTGTGTTTTCAAAGAATTTAATATTTTTAGCTCTATCAATAAATTCTTGTAATACACCTTCTAAAAACCAAGTTGATAACTCAGGTAAAGTCATTCCATTTTCAAACTTATAATCTTTCCATTCATCCCAACGAGCCAAATTTAATGATGATAAACAACAAATAAATGAGTGTAATTCATCAGTATATAAAGCAATCTCAGTACAAATATTTGTCATAGATACTTGAAGATTGTTGTTTTTATAGGCTTGTGGATTAGATTTATTAATATTGTCTCCAAACATAATATATGGTTCACCTGTTTCAAGGCGAGTTTTTAAAATTTCACCCCATATTTTTAATGATTTAGGATCTCTATCTTCAAGTTTATTCATAAATGCATCATCTATAACTACACATTGATGTAAGTTTAGACATTGACGATTAACATCACCTTTTGGTCTACGAATCATTAAAAATTCTTCAATATCTGGGTGGTTAATATTTAGATTAACTGATGCTGCTCCTCTACGAACACTACCTTGATTTGTAGCTAATATTGTTGAATCATATATTTTAGCCCATGGTACTACACCTTCACTTATACCGTTGTCTTTAATTGTTTTACCACGTCCTCTAATACGAGATAATCCAATACCTACTCCTCCACCTTGTGATGATAAACGCATTAACTCAGCATTTGCTTCAGCTATTCCTTCAATACTATCTCCAACATCAATACCAAAACATGAAATAGGCATTCCACGTTCTGTACCCATATTTGATAATACTGGTGATGCTAAGCATAACCAATTTTTAACAATCGCCTCCATAAAGAAGGGTTGTAAATCTTTACGTTTTAATCTTCGTGATGCTGCTTTACTTACTCTTTTGTATGCATCAAACACATCTTCATCAGGTAATAAATAACCTTTTGAAATCATGCTAATAGCTATATCATCCATCCATTCTGGGTAATTTTTACCCTTAATCCATTTACTTGTATCTACTTGTATGCTCATATTTTTTTCTTATAAATCACTCCAATCACCGTTTGACTTAGAATAGTTAGTAACACGACCTGCAAAGAAATCTTGATGTGTTTTACCACTTGTTAAATGTCCAAACCATTCTATTTGTTTTAATAAATTAGGATCAATATCATTATAGATAGCGTTATATCCTAATTCAATCATTTTTTCATTTGCTCTTGCTTTAATAAAGTTTTTTAATTGTTCTTTAGTTAAACCCTCAATATCTCCCATTTCAAATGCTTTTTCAATAAAATCAAATTCTAATTGTACTGATAATTGGCATGCTTCAACTATTTTGTTTCTTAATTCTGGAGTATCTAATGTTGGATTTTCACTTAATAAAGTTTTATATAACCAACATCCTGCTTTTGAATGTAATGATTCATCTCTAACACTCCATTCAACTATTTGTCCAGTTCCTTTCATTAAGTTTCTTAATTGAAAACTCATCAATATAGCGAATGAACTAAATAAATTAACACCCTCAGTAAAAGCTGAAAATATAGCTAGTGATAATGCTCTTTCTTCTAATGATTCACTTGGTGTTTCTACTAAACGATCAATTTTAGCTTTTGATGTTTCATCTTCTAAAAATGCTTTAAAATCATCTAAACCTAATTCTTCATTTAATCGAGCATAAGCCTCAGCATGTATACTTTCAAAATCAGCAAACACACGAGACATTGCTTGTACCTCTGGTTTTGGAAACCATATTGATACTTTTGTTGACCAATAATCATTAACATGTACTTCAGTTTGGGCAAATGATTTTAAAATATTACCAATCAGATTTTTTTCTGATTCAGTTAATTTTAATTTCCAGTCATTTAAATCTGATGCTAATGGGACTTCATCTGCTAGCCAGTGTACACGGTGTTGATCTTTATAAAAATCAAATGCTTGTTGATATTCAAAGGGCTTATACCACAGTCTTGGTTCTGTTATATTCATAATTTTTACTTAGAATTTAATTCGAAAAATTTTTTAGCTAATGCTTGTCTATCTAACTCTTCATCACTTACTTGAGATGGAGCATGAGTTTCCTCATCATATTCAGATTTAATTTCTATATGACCTGTAGATGTGTCTACTGTTGCAAAATATGTCATACCATCGCTTCCGTATCTGTTTTTCATAATATGAAATCTTCCTGTTCCGTTTACTTTATCTTCCTTTTTACGAGACAAAGATAAAGCGAAATCGGTCACCATCATTTTGTCATAGCTTCCGGCCGCTTTATCACCTTCAATAATATTATCTTTTGCACCTGCTCGATTTACTTGCGAAACTGACCATACTGGTAAGTTAAGTTGTTTTGCAAGTCCCTTTGTGCTGATATAAATATCATCTATTTCTTGTTTCTTATCTATGACATTTCTTCTTTTTGATGAAAGAAGATCAACATAATCAATGATTACTAGGTCAGGTTTAAATCCTAAACTCTTACATTTTTCTATATGCGATTCTAGTGTAGAAATTGTGGCTTGACCTGGTGAGTATTCTTTAATTACTAAATTGCCAGGCAAATCATAAGTAACTGTTTGAACAGCATCTTTATGTTCATTTATTTTACTAACAGATATATTTGTAAAAAATGAGTCATATCTTCTACCTACATAATCCTCACCTAATTCTAATGTGTAGTGTATAACATTATAACCCATTTTCACAGCGTAACCACCTAGTGCTACTAATGTCCATGATTTACCACCACCTGGATTACCAAATATTAAACCAAAGTCACCTCCACCTAAACCACCTTGTAGCGACTCGTTTAAAATTTTCCATGGTGTAGGAACAGTAGTACGATGGTTTTCTCTATAACGAGATTCAACATCTTTATTATACTCATGACCTATAGTTTTGTCTTGACCTGCTTTAAGTGCGTTATCAATCATTCCTCTAATTGAGTCATAGTCTCCGGCTTTAAGTAAATCAACGCTGTTTAATAACGCTTTCTTTAATTGTTGGTTTTTACAAAAATTACTAAATTCCTCTTCAATGTATTCTAAATCATCATCTGCTGACTGATATGCTTCACGTAGTTGTTCTTTAACTGCTACTTGTAAAACCTCATTATCAATCTTTTTTAATTCAGTTTTTAATACTTCTAATGTAGGTGTGGTGTGGTATTTGTAAAAGTATTTTAATGTTTCCTTTATAATCCATTTATGTGCTGAATTCTGGAAGTAATCTTCGCTTAATATATCATTGATGTTAACTAAAAATTTCTTATCAGTTAAAATAGCTGATAGAACTTTTATTTGGAATCCTAATCCGTATTGTTCTATTGATCCTAGTGTCATAACTTTTATTTATTAAAACTGTTTAATACTTTAAATGTATTCCTTAACCAAAATGAAGTGTCTTTAATCATATATTTAAGACCATCTTCATTATATATCCTTAAAAATGAGTCCGCTTGTAATTTTGGAGCAGTACTATTAATTAAGTTTTCTATATTTAACTGTTCAACTTCATCAACCATTGGATTTGATAAGTTCATCAGTTTATAATTTTTTAGAACAGTGTCTTTATCAAAAATAATTCTTGAATATATAACATGTTCTTTATATTTTTCCTCACAAATTTTAAAAATATCATCTAATGTTAATTTATGAGTTTTTAACTCAGGAAACAATTTAAATAATTTCCCTGGTCCTAATCCTTTTACACCTGGTATTTTATCTGAATTATCTCCTAAAAGTGTTTTATATAAAATAAAATTCTCAGCTGGGATTTCAAATTTAGCTTTAACCTTATCTGGTGTAAAAAATTCTTTTTCTACTGGGCGATAGACTGTAATATTACTGTTCACTAACTGTAAAAAATCTTTATCTGAGGATACAATATAAACTTTAGAGTTAAATTCATTAGCTAAATGAGTACTCAAGTGAGCTATAATATCATCTGCCTCTACTTTATCCATAGATAATACTTTAACAGGTATACATTTTAAATAATGTATTAAGCGTGATATTTGGTTTACTTTAGCATCTTCCTCATCATCTATATTATCAAATGCTTCCCAGTTAACTAATTTACCGGTGTTACGATTTGATTTATACTCAGGTAAAAGATTTTTACGATTAGTAGATGATCCTACACCATCAAAAATAATATATGCTTCTGTAGGATTAATATGATTTATTAAAAATCCTAGAGATCTAAGAAATCCACCTAAACCTCCTATATGTACTCCTTGTTCATTGATTACATTCATAACCGCGAAATTTCTTAAAAATAGATTTAAACCATCTATAATTAATACTCTATCATGTTTTTTAAAGGTAGGTCCGACCTCATCCTTAGAGATACCCTCTAGGATCTTTAATAAATCTTTACTCATAACTCTTATTCCTCGTCTATTAAAATTGGATGATCTTTACTTTCGTTCCATTCTGAAGTATCTTCAACTAAATTAGCTTCACTAGCACCTGCTCCTAAAATACCAATCCACTCATGTGAATGTTGTTTTTTATAGTTGTTAATATCTCCTTCATTAATGAAACCATGGATTGTAGCTACTACTACACTCTTTGTTTGTAAACCAGTAACATGGTTTTTATCAACAGCTACTTTAGTACGAACAGCAAATTCAACTTCCTTACCATCTTTCTGTGCTTTCAATTTACTAGTACCACTATTAGTAATGTTACCAAATGTTAGTACTACTGAAGCATCTAAAAACATAGTTTCACCATTTTTCATTTTCATTTTAGGTTGACCCATAATACTTTCAGCTGGAGCAACCCAAATTTTATTAATGGCAATCATTGAATTAGTATATGGTGAATTTTCTTTACGTGATAAAGGAAAACGTTGATTGATAAAATTACCAAACTGTTGTGACATTGCACCTGCATTCCACATTGGATTATTTTTATTTGCTTCAACACTCATTTTACATGGTATTGAACCTATTGAGTCCCAGAAAAAACATAAATCATATGGTAAATTTCCTTTACGCTGTTCATCTAATAGGTCAGCTATAAATTCAGCTACATCTTCAATTGTACCTAATTGTGTTCTGTCAGCATATAAGAAAAATCCTTTATGGTCTATTACTTCACCTGTTTCTTTGTCTACTACGTCTTCAAGTTGAAAACCCATTTGTTTAGCGTGTTCCCATGACCATTTCATTTCAGTAATAATAAACACAGGTAAAATGCCCATTTTCTGGGCATTAATAGCTAGCTCTAGCATAGCTGTTGTTTTACCTGTGTTACTATGTCCTCTTAATAAAGTGATATGGCCTATAGGAGCGCCTGGAAGTGATACTGATGTTTGTAAAGCTTCAGAAAATGGTATCCATCTCTGTTCTTTAAATTTTACAGTAGTATTAAGTAGTTTCTTTTCCTTAAATTTATCTAAGTCAAAATTAGCTTTTAACTCTCCAGATACTGCTTCTGTTAGTGATGTTTTTTTCTTGGCCATAACTTTATTTATTAGTCTTCTTCTCCGTCAAACAATTCATCAAACTCATCTACCTTTGATTTTGGTTTAGCAGCGCCTGCTGTTTTTAATGAGTAGTTAGTTTTAGGTGTTTCTTCTTTTTCCCAAGGTAAATCAGTTTCATCCTCATCTTCTGATGATTCATTTTCCTCAACTGTTGGAGCTAAATAATTTTGTAAAACTTCTTTCATAGCATCAAAATCCATTTTACGTTGTAATTCAAGAACATTTGGTTGATTATTTAACCAACTTTCTAGTTCTGTTTTGTTATCACTTAGTGGTGATGTTTTTGGTTTTACACGAATTGATGTTTTTAAACCTTGACGACCACCAATATCACCCATAACAGCTTCTACTGTGAAATCACGACCATCTTTAACATCTGTGTAGTCACCATAATCTTCATCCTCAGCAATACCCAATAATTGTAGATAAATCTCTTTACCAAACTCCCATAAACGAACACCTTTATCTTCTTCACCACGAACAATAACAGGAGCATAAACTCTTAATTTTGGATCAAGTTTTTTAGATAATTTCCAGTTTTCTTTGTCGTTTGTAGAACGAAGTTGTTTAGCAAACTCAACAATAGGATCTTTTTCACCCCAGTTAGTTAATGAAAGGATAGGGAATTTTGAAATACCATAATGAACAAAAATCTCTTTAAATGGATTTTGTTTGTCTAATACTGAAGGTACAAAACGAATTTGATACTTGCCTTCTTTTTTAGGTTTCCAATAATACTTAGTGTAATCGATTTTTTCTTTTTTGCCTGATGAGGCGGATTGTTGTAAGGCACTTAGCCTTGATTTGATTTTGTTGATATCCATAAAATTTAAAATATAGTGTTATGTTAATTAGTTATTGTTCTTATAAAATTATATAAGAAGGGCTCAAATGCCAAACTATAGATTTACTATTTGATGTATTTTGGTTTTTAGTTGTTTTAATTCGTTATGTTGTGTTAATAGAATTGTGTTGCGATAGTGTTGCCAGTCAACTCGATAATTTGGGTTTACCACACCTCCATTAAGTGATTTGATTAATTCATTTAATGAGTTGATAGTATATAATACATTATACTCTTTTTTACGATGAACTAATATAGTATTTTCTGGGATTGAATTTACATTACCTTGGTCTACATTATATGTAAGAATATACTCTTCGTTATTGCTTACTTGCAAAACAAATATTTTCTTATACATAATAGAATAGGTGTCTCTTAATTTAAAAATTAGATCATCTAGTCCTTCTAATGTGGTAAATGTAGCAAATAACTTATTGTTCAAGTTGTCAAGTATTAGATTTTCTTCAGTGTCATAACTGCATCTATACATATTATCTGTTTTATTAAAAATCATAATTGTGTCCTATTTTTGTTTTAATGCTTAATTTATATTTATCAAATACTTGTTTAATATCTTCAGTTAAGTTTTCATTCTCATCCATATCAAATAAAAACGCATCATAAGTATAAAGTACTAATTTGGTATTTTTACCTTTTAATATTTTCAATATATCCCATATTATTTTAACATTATTTGATGTTTCTAGATTTTGTAACACATAGTTAAATAATTTGTTGGAATTAACGTTTTCTAGTTTGGATTTATGAAATATATGACCTGATACAGGACAATTAATATAACCAACAGTTTGGTACTGATTCCACAACTTATCTATATAGTCTTGTACCTGTTCAAAGTAATCCCAAAACTTATATTTATCCATTATGCCTCCATAGAGTTGACGAAACATTAGCTCTTTAGCCTCCTTTATTCCAACTTTAGCTACTTTAGCAAACTCAGCGTATATTTGCTCTGGGTGGGTGGGATAGGATATGAGTTGAGCAGCTAAAGTAGGGTGATAGGCACTAATATCTATCTCGAGAAAATGATTGTTACGAGGAACAAATGATTTACGAGACCCATTATCTTTACCTAAAGCGGCAAAATTTATACTATTAAAAGCGTTTGATGGTCTACCTGTTGTAGTGTGTAAATTATAACTGGTATATATTCTGGAGTTATTAATAGAGAACGAATCATTGGGTAATTCAAAATGTTTGTCAAAGTATTTTCTATTAATGTTAATTCCATTATTTTCAATAGCATAAAATACCTTAGATATTTTAGAGTAGAATTTATTTTGTTCATAACAGTATTCTTTATATTGTTTATAAATATTCTCACATTTTTCATAATGTTTAACCACAGGTATTAATCTATTTATATCTAACTTACTTGGATGGTTAGTATAAAAAAATGTATGAGCGTTAGTATTAACTTCACGAAACTCAGGAGCATTAAAAGATATGTCAACTAAGTTATTAAGGGTAAAATAATATAAGAAATTCTTTTGATCAGTTGTATAAACTGTTTTATAAGTTTTAAATAAAGCAAGAATATGAGACTTGTCAATAGACATTGTCTCACTATGGTCAATGCAGATAATAAAACCTTTGCGACCTTTAACCGGACGAATATAAACTAGTGATACTTTATTTAGTTTAGGATGTACTAAATCATGAAATGGAATTACTTCAACAAATATCTCATCATATCCTTTATTGTAAAATTGCTTTAACTGAGATGTATTTTCTAATAACCAAAACATTCTTATAACCTTTATTTACTAGAAATATAAAGGTATGACAATGTAAAGCCAAATTAAAATAAAAAAGGCTTGGTTTCCCAAGCCTTGAATATATTTTATTATTTTGTTAAATTAATTCAGCATCTACATTTACCCAGTAGAAGTAACTTAAATCTACAATCTTACCTACCTTAGCAAAACCAGTTGTATTTGTTGGTTCAACATTAGTAATCTTAACTTTGATCCCAGGTTCTGCTGACTTCATAGATGGGTACCCTTTTAATTGACCTTGTTTTCTGGTTGACTTCATAGTAGGAATAACACCTAATATTGTTCCTTGAAACTCACCTGGGATAGAAATTGTTTTTCCTTTAATTTGATTACCTACCTCTATCATTGAAGCAAAAGTCATCTCATCTGCCATTCTTACAGCTTCTGTATGAGCAGCCATCATAATTTGATCAACTGTAAGTTCTAATGCATTTGCTCTTGGAGTATTTCTTTTTTCAGCTACGGTGTTTCGTATTTCTTCACGAATTAGTTGTCTTAATTGTTGGGTTTTCATTATTTTAACATTTAATTTATTATGGAGTGTTATTATCCTACTTTTTTAAACATTATACCTTCTTGATATTGAGGAATACCTGTTACTTGACCAAGTTCATTTTTAATTATCCATCCTGGTATTCTGTTAGGTTCTACTTTACCAGCAAACATGAAATTTCCTTTTAACATGGTAGCTTTTTCAATAACACCAGGAACAAATTTCCTAGCCATTTTATCCATTACTTCAACTTTATCACCAGGTTTAACAGTTGGACTTGATGATTGTACTTTATCAAACCATTCTTCAGCATCCATTAAGTATTCCTGATGTTCTTCATAATCTTCAGGATTATCTTGTTCATACTCATCTTTTACCATATCCATGACAGTTTCTCTATCCCATCCTGGATTAGCACTAACCATGTCTTGGTAGAATGTATTTTCAGTTAACACAGTTTTGTATTCACTTTCAGTGATTAAACCAGCTAATCTTTGCATTCTGGCAAATTGTTCATTTAGTAGTTTCATTATTTTGCTAATTTATTATAAATATATAAAAAAAAGTGGGAATATCAAATTACTTATAAAATTTGGTATAATCGTCTCGTAAGTATAAATTGAACTTAGTTAATGAAAGATTCTTCATTGTTAAATCAACTATATTATTATTAGTTTTAGCTACCTGTAGTTTATTACCTGTTATTTGCCATGGTATATTGAATGCAAAATAGTCATACCATACCCATTTAGAGTCTTTATTTAATATAGCCTCATATGTTTCTTTACTAACCTCAATATACAACAATTCATTTGTTTTTTTAACAAAATATCTTCTAAATTCACCTATTTGATAGTCTTGTTGAGTTGGTTGAGGTTGATAGTAGGTTGGAACTAATAATGCTTTTAAACTATCTATTTGTTTAAAATTATTATAAATTTTATTAGATGAAATATTATTATATGAAACTATATTTTGGTTAGAAACTAATAAAGAATCAGTAACTGTAATTTTCTTTAATTCAACTACAGTAATATCATCTGGAGTTCTACCAGTATAAAATTTATTATTAGACGTTTGCCAATAATAACCAATATATTCTTGATTAGTAGTTACTAACGCAAATTCTTTACCGTTAGTATATTTATTTGTTATTATTTGAGATTTAGGATAATACATAATTACCAAACATAAATACCTGAATTTATCTTATTTAGTATATCATTAGCATATCCTATACGTTTAGGAACACCTGAACTTCCACTTCGTTCATAATATTTGTCAAAAGTATAAGCCGCGCCTTGTGATGTAGTTTGTTTTTTTAGTTCTTTAAGTGCGTTTTTCTCTGTTGAGCTTAATTCAACCCAAATAAATGCTAATTGAGTTAGATATTTTGTATAATTTGGATTTCTAAGTAATTTTGTTTTTCTATCTCCTAACCATTGGGCTATACCTATTGCTCCTATACTATTAACTCTTAATGGCTCAAGTCCAGATTCTAATAATAAATTACCTATTATACCAGCTACTTGAGGAGCTGTTAATCCTTTACCTTTAAAGTATTGTATAGCAGTTTGTATTTCATTTCTTTTATTAAATGAATCTGTATTTAAAGCTGAGGCGACACTTAAGACTCTTAATTCTGGGTTATTTAGAGGTGGTAAAGTTGAGGATAATTTAGCTTGAGTAGTAGTTTTAGGTAAAGATAATGATTCAATTTGAGTTATCCATTTATTATCTTGAATTACATGGTTAATTGAAGTAACTATAAATTCTAAAGACTCAGGATAATTACTTGGTAAATAATCATTATTAACAGTAAACTTTTGATACACTTTCATACCTGATAGTCCGTCTATAGTTAATGATAGATTAAAAGGTATAAATCCACTTCTGTTTGAGGCTACATTTGGGTTAGAAATAGACGCTGATATAGCGTTATAAGCCTCTCCAGTTTCAATAGTATTTCGTAAAGTATTTTGTATATCAGAAATCAAATCTTGAGCTAAAACTGGAAGTGTACTAGGTCCAGGAGAAAATATCATTTTAATATATTCAGCTAAAGAAATAGCATTTTCTTCAAATTTAGCTTTAGTACTTTCTAAAGATGAAGTTACATTTGTTGTACTATAATCTGCGTTTACAATTTCAGGTTTAACTCTGTCTTTTAAACCTCTATTAATTCGAGATAAAATAGTCGCTTCTTCACCTACAACATAGCCTTGAGATGTTGCTCCTATATTTATCATGCTTGCAAATGCAGGAGTAATACCTGTTTTTAATGAAAAATTTTGAACAAAAGTACCAATAGAACTTGTAGTGTTTAAATTTTTATAACCAAATAATTCAAATTTAGCTATTTCTGTGTTACTAAATGGACTAACTGATTTAATAATTTTGTCTCTATTAGGTATTGAGTTTTGGTCTATTATAACTACTTTATTAGATGGTTCATCTACAGTTACATTTAACATATTAACATTACCTAAAGATGAATTGATTTCACTACATATACCTTGTAAAAATTTAATTAAATATGCTTTGCCATCATCTTTATTTATATTATTGGTAAGTGAAGTTAACAAAAAGTTAAAATTAAGATATATGTTCATTAACTTACCAGCTTGATACTCAGAATCAGTATTTGTAGCTTTATTTTTAACAACATCTAAAAATCTTTCAGCGTTTGGAGCTATAATGTATGTTTGATTATCTAATATTACAGTACTTTTAATTAAACAAGAATTTAAATTAGAACTAAAAGAATAACCACTACCTAAAGCATAAATCAAATTAGACTCAGTATCATAATCAAATTTTAGAATAGGAGGAGTTTTATCATTAAATTTTAATTTAGGTATAATATTATTTTCAATCCATTCTAGTAATGAACCTAATCTAATATAATATTGTACATTAGTATTATCTCTAAATTCTTGTCTTAAAATATCAGCTTTATCAGTGGTGTTTAAACTAGTCACAGAACATCCTGCTTTTTTCTCAGTCACTTTATCAAGTATATTTTTACATTTGTAATAAAGTTTACCTAATTCAGTAGATTGATCTATAGTTTCTGTTGTGGGTGAGGGTGATGATTTTTGTGGAGAAGAAATTTGGTTTACAACAGTATTTTGAAGTATAGTATTTGGATTGATACCACTATTAACTAAAATGTCAGTTATAGATAGAGGTTTAGTGTCTAATAAAACATTAGTTTTTAAAGATTCAATAACATCTCCTTGACTTCTTAATATTACAGTTATATCATAACTTCCATCTGTTTTAAATTCCCAATTAAAGTTAACTACTCTACCTATTAATGCATCATAATTACCAAATGATTTAAAACGTTCTTTTTGAGCTCGTTCTAACAAACCATAATAATCATATTTACCATTAAAAAAATCATTTTCAAGACTACATAGGTTTGGACTTAAATCTGAAAGACCACCATTTTTATTTTGAAAATAATGTGAGTAACCCCATTCTAATAAAACATTATAACCTAATCTTAAGTATAAATTATCAATTATATCAAACTGAAGTTTATTCCAAGCTTTAATTTGGATGGTTGCTGTTTTTAAACTACCTCTAGTCTCAGTTTTTATATTAGCTGATGTTATACCCATCATTGGAGACTGACCAAAGTTTTGGGTATCACCTATACCATAGGCTTTACCGTTAGCTAAAATATTAGATATTTTTTCATTAGCGTTCCATTCAAAACCCATTATTCCTCCTCTAGGATTTGGATTTTGAAATTCACTAATACCGTTAAATAATATAAATTTTTTAGCTAAATCAGGACCATTTAATCCTAATGTTTTAATTGAAGGAGAGTTTAAAGTATTAATGTTAATTATATCAACAGATGAAATCATTTTAACCCACCCTGTTCTAGTATGTAGATAATCTAAAACTTGTGGAACTAAAGTATTTTGAGTAGAAGCTCTATACCCTTGTATTTTTTGTCTTCTATCTATCTCAGTGATGATATTTTCATGAAAACCTTCTCCTATTATATTCATATTAAGAGTTTATTAAGTTAAATGCTTGTATAATATCTGCTATATTAGTTGGTATTCTTATTTGTAGTCCTTCAGGTATAATTAATGAATTTTGAGGCAAATTATCATTTGCTATTGATATAATCCACCACAATGAACTATCACTATAGTATTGTTGGGCTAATACATCAAATCTATCTCCCTGAATTGTATATACATAAATATCATTTTCAGACAAAGGAATTTCCGGATAACGAGTTGTTTGGTAAACTCGTTTTTTGTCTATTTTAGTTATTGGTATATTTTGATAACGGTTCATTTAATAAAGTTATTATCTATTAAGTGTTATTTCTGGGAATGATTGAATTGTTTCTGGGCCTGCTAATCCAATTAAATCTATATCCTCAGGATTTTCTATTGGAGGTTGAAATTCAACATAGTCTTTTAATTGAGGTAAATATCTTGAATCATCATAATTATTAGTATTATCACCTGCTTTTAAAGCTATATAACGTTCTGGGCCAAAAGCTGATATATAATTACCTGTATTTTGACCCGCTGATGGGCCTGTATATTGGTTTGTTTGTTTACGAGGTACAAATTCATGTATTGGAGTGTAATTCATACTTGCTCTTATAACATGAGGTAATTCTTTAACTGAGTTATCATTTCCAGCATCTGTATCATTTATACCAATTTCCCAAGGAGAACTTTCATCTATAGTATATGTTAAGTTAGTTATAAAACCAGGTTGAGAATATAAATATCCTCCTACAGTTAATCTCATCATTGGACCTCTCATATAACCATTATTACTATAATCTGGTGTTAAATTAGAAGCTAAATAATTAAGTTTTTGATGCATTGGTATTAACTCTCGTTTTGATTGAGCTGCTATTGTCCAACCCATTGTTATTCCTCTAGTAAAACCACCATATGTATAAAATTCTTCACCCCTACCTACATAACGGGTTGGATTCCATGTAGCGCTATACGCATCAGAAAATGAATCTAAAAATGCTCTGAAGTGTATAAATACAGTTTCTCCTGGGTCATTATTATTTATTGCTTCAATTCTAAATTTAACTAAATCATTAACTTCTTTATTATCTACATATCTAGACTGATATAAAGGTTTAGCATTTATTTTATCTAAAGCTTTTAATACTCTTCCAGTGAAATCTCTTTTACCAATAGTATAACTAGAAATATTTCCTCTTTCTCCAGGATTACCAAGATATACCCTTTGTTCTATAGCCGCATTTCCTGAATAATCAGGAGATTTAGACATTATAGAAGAAATTTGGGCTTGTAAATCTTTTCTAAAGTCTACAATTTTAGGAGAAAATGGAGTTGTTAAGCCTTTAGTTTCATTTGTTTTAGCTATATTATTTATTAAATAATAAGGTAATGTACTAAAAGTACTATTAATATAATTATAAAATTCATCACCAATACCTCGAGTTATTCTTTGATCAGCAAATTTAATTCTAGTTCTACCTACTCCTAAAACAGAGTTAGGACCTCCAACATAACTAAGAATATAATTTGGATCAGTTGCTATACTATTTCCACCAGTAGTAAAGCTAAGAGGAAGAATATTTCCTAATATTTTACTATCATATAATCCTATTAATCTATTAGAATTAGTACTAGTTATACTATTTTTATTAGCTGAATATCCTTGACCTAAACCAATAAAACTTTCAATTCCTCCAAGTAGTCCTTGTTTATTAAAATGAACTCCAAAAGCATTACCTCCAGCTTGAGCTAAAGTTGAAGTAGGTAAATATATACCATCATTTAATATTGAATACCCAGCTATTAAACCATTAGGAAAATTACTAGCTTGTGTTCTAACACCTGATAGTGATAATGAAGCTTGTTTAAGAATAAATCCTTGTCCATTAAATGATTTAGTATCAAAAAACATTTTAGTTAGTCTTGACACATCATCAGCTGTGCTTGTGACAGCTAATGTTCCTCCCCTTAAAAGAAAGTCAGGCCCACCAGTGTTGCCTATAGATGAGTCATTATCTGGTATAGGTTTAGTAATGTATGGTTGATTACTAGACCCACCAAAAACTTTATCCTTACCATAGCGTAAAGATCTAAGGTTTGTCTCATTTAGTTTGGTTAATAAACTCATTATTACCCAGGTAGATTTTTTAAATAAGGTAGTTTTTGTCCTCTTGGTGTAATAGTTGGCATTTGACCATTTAAATCTAATGTTGATGGTTGAGGAATAGCGTTATTAACACCATCTTCATAATTACCATAATCATTGATAACAGTAGAAGCATTGTTACCGTTTAATGAATACCCAGGTTGATTACCATCAGCATGTAATTTTGATTGTTTAGTTGCTAATGGGTTAACTGGAGGTTGTGCTCCATCATATTTAGATAGGTTTGAACCTTCTGTGGTTAGTTTATTTAAAAGTCCCATGGTTTTAAATTATTAATGTTTATTATAAATATTAAAAGAAAATGTTATTGACCTACGTTAAATGAATTTTGACTTATTGTTGTGCTAACTTTATTACTATCCATATATATGTTAGTATTTTTGGTTAATAACTGTCTTAATAATATATTAGTTTCTTGTTGAGCTTTTAATGTTTCATCATTGTTTCCTAACTTAGTGCCGCCTGCCATTACTAATGTATCTTTTGGATGAGTTTTAATAACAAAATCATCAACTTTTAAACCTTGTTCTCGAGCTAAAGATGAAATACTAGCACTAGCTCTATCTGCAAGTTTATTTTCTCCAATTCCCGAGTTTTTAAATAATAACCTTAGATCATCTAATCTTTGTTTTAATTTAGCATCTGTTGAAGATTTTTTATCTAATTCTTTTAATAATCTATCACTTTCAGCAATTCTTATATTAGAACTCATATTAAAAAGTCCTAATAATCCTCCTTCTAGAGATTTAGTTAATGCTATTAATGTATCTGATAATTTATCTAAAAATCCACCATCAACTAAATCAGTAAATATTTCTTGAGCATGTTCTAAAGCATTATTAAATTTAGTTTGGGCGTCTAATGATTTTTGGGCTTGTTCTAAACTTTTACCTTCTACTATACCTTGTTCTACAGCTTCTGCTTGTCTTTCTAAACGATTAGCTTCTTCTAATTTACCTTGATCTCGTAAAATTTTAGCGTTTTCTCTTAAATTTTTAGTATAGTCACCAGCGGTTTTGTTTATTAATTCTTGTTTAAATAAAGAATCACCTAACTCATTAGCACTCATACCTAAAGTTTTAGCTATAGATTCTTGCTGTAAAGCATTCATTCTACTGAATGAAGCAGCAGTAATATTTTGTTTAGCTATTTCTTCAGTTAAACCTGCAATATCATTATTTAAAGCAAATAAACGAGCGCGTTCTAAATTTATTTGTCTACCAGTTAATAATTCGGCTTCAATTTGAGATGATATTGATGATTCAAAATCAAGTAATGAACTTTGGGTTTTAGTTATTTGGTCTAATGTTAAACCTAATTTTTTAGCTTCTAAAACAGTTTTAACTATTTCACCTGTATTTCCTCTAAAATTAAGTTTTATTAAACCACTTAATTTATTGACATCTGATATTATTTTTCTACCATCAGCAACTATTTTGTTTTGATTAGCAAACGCAGCTATCTGATCATAAACAATATCTAAACCTTTATCAGCTTCATTGTTATTTACAGCGAATAATTGTTGTAATTGTAATGCTTCTTCAACTTGAATACCAATTTCTTTAGTTAACTGTATTTGAGTATCAAGTTGTTTTGTATTAGAAACATTAATAAAATCAGATATATTAGCTAACTCATTAAATGCTTCAGTTATATTTTTAGTAGTAGCTAATTGACTATCTAATATACCTTTACTTTGTTGGAATGATTCATATAATGCTCGAGCGCTATCTTTAGATATAGATATATTTTTAGCTAAATCAGTTACACGTTTGTCAGCTGCAAACATTGCTTCTATAAAAAACTTAGCCGCGGCAACTAAAGCTGTTATCCAAATTGGACCTTTAAGAAATGAAGCTAATCCTCCAGCACCTGCTTTAAATATTTGAAATGAACTTTTTCCACTGGCGGCTGCTTTAGCAGCAGCATCAGCTGCGTCTTGAAATGGTCCTGCTATTCCTTTTAAGCCTGGGATTGATTTAACTACTCCTGCTAATTTTTGAAATCCACCTGCTTTTTTTTCAATTTCTTTAGCGAAACTTAATTGTCTTTGATAATTATCAGCTACTTCACCTGTTACTTCAGCTATACCTTCTTGTAATTTTTGTATTTCATCTAATTCACTTTGGGTTAAAATTAAGCCTTGGATTTGTTTATCAGTTAGATTTTTTAATCTTTGTTCTAATATTTCTCTAGTGGCTGTTATTTCATTTATTTGTTCATTTATTTTTTTAGATGATAATTGACCATTGTTTAAATCAATTTGATTTTTAATTAATTTTTCATTAGCTTTGGCTAATTTATTTAATGTAGAAATTGTATCTTTTTGTATTCTAGAAAATGCTCTAGCATCATTAACTATGTCAGTTAGTCCTTCTGCTAAATCAGTTAATCGGGAAGTTAATGATTGAAATCCTTCATCTAAAACCCCAACAATGTCACTTATTTCTTTAAGATCTTTTTTACCGTTTCTTATATTTTCGTTAGGATCAGCCATTTAAATATAGTTTATTATAAATATTGAAAGCACCTACTTTTGTGGTGCTTTCTTTTTAGATGCCTTAGTTACATATGTTGGTACTTGAACTTTAGGTACAGTACCATCAGTTTGCGCTGTTCTCATTGCTTGTTTAGATTTTTCTACAACATCATCATCTTCTTTTGGTTGGTAGTGTTCTTTTAATTTATTAAAAGTAAAATTACGTAACCATATAGGCATGTTATAAATAGTGTTGTAATCATATCCACCATTACCATGAAATATTATTTCATGGATTTGGGTGAATAAATACATTCTATATTCCAAAGTCAGGCCAAAAAAAGTCAAGCCCAATAGGTAAGCTGACCCCCTCCACTAGGCCGTTTGAAGTTTGTACATTAACTGTTAAATCAACATCAGGCTGAATTTGTTTAATATACTCACGTAAAGCACGAGCATCACGAGCTAATAAATAGTTATCAACGAAATCTCTAATTGTAGCTTTATCATAACTGTCATTAACAGACAATATAGTATGTTTTAGACGAGTTGATATTTCTGGGTTTTGGTTAATTTTCTTTAAACCTTCTAGTTCCTGTTCTAGTTTTAATTCATCACCATGACTTAATAGTTTAAAGGTAATAGTGTCACTAGTTGAAGGTAATTTAAATGTGAATTCATTTTTGCGATTTATAAATAATGATTCATCAATTTTTTTATTATCTAATACTGATAAGTCAACTGTTACTGTTTCTCCACGATATCTAAAAGAATAATCTTTACCATAACCTAAAATACGTGAAGCAATTAGTATAGCATTTTTATCACCAGTTAACAACTCATTATAATCAATTTTAGATACAATAAGTGATTGTAATAGTTTATCTAATACAATACCTTGTTTAATATAAGACTGGTTGGTTAGAATATCTTCTTCTTTAGCAGTCATGTATTTCATCTCAATTTTACCTGATGCTAAAGGACTTGATTCAGGATAAAGAAGACCTTTTGATGGTAGTTCTACAGTTTCTGTAGGGAATTTAAATTCACTCATAGATTTTATTTAATGTAACGTTTATTATAAATATGCAAGATAAAAAGAAGCTTGGCAAGAGCCAAGCTAACTTTTTTTCTGTATACTTCGGAAAAAGTAATTCTTAGAAATTCAACACACAGTAGTCAGGTTGAACTGTCATAGTGATGTTTTGAGCAGCAGATTCATTATCCCAGCTATATTCACCAAAATTAGCTTCAGTGATTAAAGCACCTTTGATAATCCATTCACTAACAATATCACCTACAGGGCCTAATACATTGAAGGTTAAATCTTTTTTATAAAAATCTGAATAACCGTCACGACCTGTTACTGATTCGTGGTGTAAACGTACCCATTCCATTACTGACTGAGCACCTGAAGGAGTGATAGGATCAAATAAAGTCATGGTGATAGGACCCCAATTTGATTTACCTTTAACATATCTTGCTACGTTAATGTGGTTTAGCTTTATTGTTTCTTGAGTTAAGGTAACTGCACTTACACCTTTAACCATATATGAGGGAACACCATCAATATACATTATAAACCTATTCTGTTGTTTAGGTTCAAATGCTGTGAAAAATATTTCGTTTGGATTTAATACTGGCATTTTTCTTAGTTATTTATTTGTTATAAATATTATTATTTTTAAAAATTACGCAAATGAAGCTCCAGTAGGTGTAATATTGAAGTTCAAATAAATATATTCAGCGGTTTTGGTTGGTTGTAAATAAATTGCACCTACTAACTGATTTCTATCTATTACATCTGGAGTGTTATTGCTTTCATCCATTACTACTCTAAACGCATATAAACCTTGTCTTTGTTGAACTGATTCTAAGTATGGGTTTACTTGAGCTAAGAATTGATTTCTTGTAGCAATAGTATTTTGTTCAAACACTAATGTGTTTGCTACTTGGCCAATATAAGATTTCAAAGCAATTAATAAACGTCTTACATTCACACGATCAAGAGCTGATGCTTTAGTTTGTAATGTTTTGTTACCATATACTACAGTACCAGTTCCAGGGAATGTAGCAATTGGATTAACTTTACCTTGATATAAGGTATCACGATTTGCTTGTGATAATTTTTGTTCAGCGCGAATTACTGTTCCTAAACCACCACGATTAATACCTGCTGGTGCGAACCAAGGTTCAGCTACTCTATCATTATAAGCATAAACACCTGCGATTAAAGCTGAAGCTGGAACCCAAACATTTTTACCTGAACTTGGGTCTAAAATTTGACACCATGGCCAATATGAAGCTGCATATGAATTATCACGTGAAGCAGCAGCTGTAGTTACAGCTGAAATTGTAGAACCATAAGGTACTAAATCAAGTACAAATAAACTATCACCACGTCCTTGAGTATTAGTTATAAGAGTTGATACTTGGCTAGCTTGTAAAGTACTAAATAAACCAGGAGCTAACAATACATTAAATCTATAGTCATCTTGATTTGATAATAAATTAATCATATTATCATAGCTAGCACTAGGAATACCTTGAGATTTATTACCATCAGTAATTTTATCATAATATTGACCTCCAACCATTACTGTACCTACAGCGCTACCAAATGAACCACTTGCTGCTACTGGAATTGAAGATGTATATTGTGATTTAGCTACACCATTATTATCAAAATAGTCCGGAGTATTATTTACTGATTTTACTCTGATATATCTTGAAGCATTAGGATAAGAACCAGATACTTCAATTTGAACATTTGTAGAATTATAATTTAAAGTATAATCACCAATTACTCTAGAAACATAGTTAGGAGCTTTAGGGTCTAATGATAAGTTAGTCCATGTTTCTAGTACTATAGGACTATTGGTTGTATCATTACCTTGACGAATTAATAAACCAAAAGTACCAGATGATGTATCAGGAGATACAACTTCCCATCTAATATTATCAGTTGAACCACTAGTTAAGGCACCAGCTGAATCTAATGAACTTGTACTATTCATTATAACACCTTTAGAAAGTGTTTCAAGTACTAAAGCGTTTCCAATAGTACCTGATATAGCTGTTGAAGTAGCAGATGAAAATGTTCCACTGACAACACGAGCTACTAATAATGATTCACCACCATTATTAAAATAGTTATAAGCGGCAATTGATGTAAAATATGAATATACATCACCACCACTTACAAATGTTGTACCAAATTTATTTACATAATCACTATATGAAGTAACAAGAGTAGGTATTTCAACAGGACCTTTAACTGTTGGACCTATAATTGCAGCTCCAACAGTGATTGGACCTTGTGTTACTTGTGATTGATCGTTCTCAATTGAGAGAACACCAGGAGATAATAATACTTCTGCCATATTTGCTTAGATTAATTTATTAGTTATTTGATAATAAATATCTAAGCTTTCCTTAAAAACTAATCTACTTTAGTAAACTCTCCAGTTTCTATGTTAATATTACCATTACCATATTTAACTTGTAAAGCTTTTGCTAACTCATTTTCTTTATTTTTAAGAATTTGGAGTTGTTTTATTAATTCTAATTTTTGAGTATCTAGATTTTGAATGCCAATTTCAATTTGGCCAAAACTAACAATTAATTGACTATTCTGTTCTTGAATAGATTTCAAATCATTGATTTCTTCTTGTGTTAAAACTATTTTTTCCATAATTATAATATAATATTGTTTTTTTAAATTTCCAAACTAAACTCTATTAAAAGTACAATTTGGATTAGAACCTGATAGTTGAGTTATAATGTATGTTTCTAATGAGTAAATTAGATCACTATAAGGATCTACTTTTGTTTTAGGATATGTTAATTCAGATGTTGATGGATACATTGGTATTGTTTCTACTTGAGGATAGGACATACTACCAGTACCTAAACTATCAGTTACATAAGTTGGAATAGTAACATTCACATCCATTGCTATTGTACCTCTATATGTTAAGTGAGGTATTAATTGTAGTTGTGGATCTGTATAACTAGCATACCCACTTTTAAAGCTTCCTGTTATTTGTAGTGCCATCTTGTTTATGTTTATTATAAATATGTTGAATTTCTTCTTTAGTAGCAAGTTTAGTTTGCAAAAGTTGTTCTAGAGTTATTTCTATAACAGGTACTCCACTTGCTTTTATTTTTGCTTCAAATTCTGGAGTTGATTTAATCATTTTTAAGTATATGCTGGAAGATAATAATCTGCGCCGCCTAAATTTATTTTTAACCATGTGTTTGGGGTACTTAAAAATATACCATCTGCTGTACCCCAATAATTAGATACTGTACCAGCTGAGACATTTGGACCTGTTGGAGTACTACTATTCTGGTTATCTATTCTTACAGTACCGTCTATATGTAACTTAGCAGATGGGGATATATTAATACCGACGTTACCGTCGTATGTAATACGCATACGTTCTGTATATGTAGCTACTCCAGTACGATTTTTAAATATTATAGTGTTACCTTCACCTAATGGAGATGTATTTCCGTTTGCTGTAATTATAATACCACCACTATATTGGTCTGATGTTGGGTCACCCGCTCTTAGTTCAACACTAGCTCCATCTGTATCAGCTCGTGTCCATGGATAAGTATCTGATATACCTGTACCTGCTGCAAATATAGTTGAATATGAGCCGGCTGGTGTTTGTGCTCTTTGTATAACAGCATTTGATGTAGTAGTGTTACCTAATGATATAGTACCTTTCACTGAAAAACTACCTGTTATTGAAGCAGATCCACTAACATCTAAAGTAGCATTAGTAGTTGTTTTATTTATACCAACAGTTTGATTATCAAATACAAGTAAACTTGCAACAGCATTACTATTTTCTATTCGTAGTGTTGTTGTTGCTGATGTAGCGCCTGATCCTTTTACTCGTAATGAGTTTGAGATAGAGCCAGTTATTATAACACTACCGCTAACATCTAAATTAGCATTTGGTGTTACTGTACCTTTATTTATACTGGTGAGACCTGTTTCAGTCATAAACATGTAAGTTTTACCAGTAGTTAAATTATAGAATCTAAGGTCACCTAATACATTTGTGCTACCTTCTATTGTTGAGCGAGCAAATAGTACTAATTTTGTTGGATATAAAAATGTATTATATGAATTAATACCAATTAAAGCATTACTACTAGGACTTTGTATTATTATTCTACCACCAGAAGATGTAGAACCATCTATTGTGATGTTAGCATTGTTTGGCATTACACTAACTAAACCATCATCACGTACTGTTAATGCTGCAGTTGCACTACTATTTTCTATGTACAACGCGTTTGTAGCACTTGTAGCACCTGAACCTCTTACTGTTAATGAACCAGTTATTATAGTATTACCAGCATTGTTTACTCTAAATCTACTACTACCTCCAACTTGCAAATCCATTAAATTATGAGTCATACTATTTAATGCTGTTTGAGTAGCATTTAAGAAGATACCAGTTGTTGTACCTGTTTGTGCTCCACTATTATTAATAGTATACACAAGTGATAATGGTCTATAACTAGCTGAGCCTGCTGCTGCAGCAAAAGTATCTACATAAGATATGCCAGTAGAAGTTCCAGAGGTTGTAGTTATAGAAGTACCATTTACATCAAATGAAAAACGAGGACTATTTAAAGAAGTTAATGTAGCACGACCCTGAAATAATAAACCACCATTCGCATTATTGGCACCTGTATGTCCTATTCGATATCTTAATCCTGCAAATTCTATATAACTAACACCACCAAAAGTACTGGGTACAAAATCAAAACCGGGGTTATTAGTGGTTCCTTCATTTGGTCGTATACTAAAAGTACCTCCACTTGTTACATTCATAACATGCTGTGCATTACCAAAAAATGCTCTATATGCACCATCTGATCCTTGAAATGTAGCAATTGTAGCTGAGCCTGAGCCTCTAACTAACAATCCAGGTGATGATGAACCTGAAATTATAACGTTTCCATTAAATAAACTTGAACCACTTACATTAAAACTACCTGTCACTGTATGAGCATCAGTTGATACATTTCCTAATCTAACACCAGTATTTAATACTTGTAATTCAACATTAGAACCAGAAATAACTGTTAATGAACCTGTTATAGTTACATTTTGGTTTAATGGTGTAACAGACGAAGCTGTTGTAGCTGTTCCTAATAATGAACCTGTTATACCATTAGTAGTATTTAATGAGTTTAAGACAGCGTCAGAGCCGCTAGTTATGACTTTTTTCCAATTAGGCATATTATTATATAATTAAACCATGGTTAGATACACACACTTATGCCGTGTATGAGCCTACTTCCCTACATGGGCCAATGGTCTAGTATAAATATCAGAAATTACTTCTTAGATGATGGTTTTGATATTACCTCAGATAAAGTTAACATCTTTTTTTGTTCTTCTTCTTGTTTCATTCTTTGAATCTCAGATAGTTCATGTTCAATTTTTACTTGTAGTGTAGCTAAAAATTTAGCATCTTTACCTTGAATTGTTACTGTCTCTAAAGACTGACGAATAAAATTTAACTCATTGTGAGTTACATCAATTGAAAATATATCCATAACTTATTATTTTGTTTGTTCTATATATTGATTTTGAAGTTTAACCACCATATTATAAATAGTCTCTACATCTTCTCCAAGGAAACTTGATTTTTTTACTAGAACTAGTAACATCTCTAACTCCTTAGGATTAAGTTGATTTAAAGTTAGAGATGTTTTTGTTTCGTTTTTATTTGTATTAATTGACGCCGCGTTAAAAGCCATAACTAATTGTTTTATTTTTTTAAGAATAAATATAAATTTCACCATTATCACTATTTACATAAATATTACCAAAACCATTTGTAGTACCACCCCATGTTGGTGTTGCTGGGGGTGTTCCTGATGCTTTCTTAGCTGTTACTACAAATTCATCTGGTGTAACTATAGATACAGTTCCTATAACATCATATGCTACTGCCCATCTACCATAAGTTCCTGTTGAATCAGCATCTAAATAGAATGATGAACCTGAACCAGCTGTATTATATTGTGATATAATACCTGAGTCAGCTAATGTTGAAGAACCACTATTTATTAAAATAAACTTATCTCTAATACTTAAGTTATCAACATTAGTAAATGAAGCTGTACCTGCTACTGTTAAATCATTTGTTACAACTAAGTTAGTAGTTGTTACTACACTAGCTGTATTTATACTTAATAATGTAGTTGAACCACTTACAACACTAAATGCTGTTGGTGAATTTATAAACACGGAAGCTGATATACTACCTGTGGCTATACGATCTAAATTTAAACCTACTACAGCTGAAGCAGGCACATATGATGCTGTAGCTGCCATTGAAGATGAAACAGCGTATGATGAACTTAAAACACTATTTGATCCATAAGGTCCAAATACATTTGAACTAGTTATAAATGAAGCTGTAGAAGCAAATGAAGCTGTGCCTAATAAAGATCCAGTTATACCAGCAGTGACATTTAATGAACCAGTTATTCTAGTATTTCCTATAAATGATATTGGGTTAGGTACTTGATATCTAAATGTATTTGCGTACGGAATTGGATTAGATCCTGATGTAAAACCAGCATTAAATAAATCTCCACCACTAGTACCTAATGTTGTGTTAGTATCACCACTTAATGGAATATTAATACCAGCTTGTATTGTACCTAAAGATAATCCAGATTTTGACCACCATGTTTCTGGTGATGTTTTTACATTAACCCATACTGTATAAGTACTTACACTACCTGATGATAAAGTAATACCATTATTAGTTATAATATTGAAATCATTATATACATTACCTGATGCTGAATTATATGTTGATGGGCTTAGTTCAGTATGAGCTGATCCAGATTCACCACTGTAATATATTTCTATGTCTGTATTATCTGTATATATATTTAATCCAGCATTAAATGTAATTATTTGAGTTCCATTAAATGTAGATATTGGAATTAAATTAGAGTCAATATATAATGAACCATTGTCTGTACCTTTTATAAAAGTACTACCTGTTATTATTACATTTTGGTTTAATGGATTAATATAAGATGCGGTTTGAGCATAAGAGGCACTAGTTGCTTGTTCAGTATATGAACTGCTTTCAGCATACGATGCTGAGGTACTATTTAAAGCATATGATGCTGAGGTACTATTTAAAGCATATGAAGCACTAGTGGAATTTAAAGCATAAGAGGCTGAGGTACTGTTTAAGGCATATGATGCTGAAGTACTATTTAAGGCGTAAGACGCTGAGGTACTATTTAAAGCATATGATGAACTTAAAGCTTGAGTTGCGTATGAAGCTGTACCTAATAAACTACCTGTTATACCATTAGAAACATATAATGCTCCTGTCACTTCAGTATTAATACCAATTGATACTTTAGTATCATTGTCTATAATATTTGAATTATAAACATGATCATCACCTTGTGAACGTAATACTCTATATTGAGTAGGATAAGTAATATCTGATAATGAACCTGTGTTTTTTGGACCAGCTAAGAAACCACCACCACTATATGTACTACCACTTACATTTTCATAAACAAAATGATTTGTTTGAGAATCCCAAACAACTGATGCTGTGGCATTTGAACCTGAATCATATATTTGTAAACCAGCATACCTAGCTGATGGAATTTGAGTATTTAATATAATAAATTCTTCACCAATAATAACAGCTGAGCCTGATATTGTTTCTACATATCCAAATGAAGCAGATGTAGCTGTTATTGAACTAGCTGTAATAGTATTAGTTACAAGAACATTAGATGCTGTTATAGAAGATACTGTTAAAGTAGATCCTGATATTATTCCTGTGTTACTAACACTAAATAAATTAACTGAGCTACTTTCTAATAAAAATGATGTTGAACCACTCGCTACTGAAGCGGTAACAGTACTTGTAGTAATTTTATTACTACTTAAATTACTTACTGAGCTACTAACACTTGAGATAGAAGCACTTAAATTAGTTAAAACAGTATCTACAGTTTGACCAACATATTGATAAGCTGTTATTTTAACCACTTGAGCTGAACTTGGAGCTGAAGTGTTAAATTGTAAAACACCATCTTTATAATCAAATTGATAGTTAGATGGATTTTGTTTAACATTATCTACTAATACAACAACATTATAACCAGGAGGATTATCTTGAGCATCCGCATTTGTCAATGATGGATCAGCGTACTTATTTGATATGAAATTTGTTTGTTGACCAGCTTGTATAATCTGAGGTGTAACTGATGATCCAGATGGATCAATAAAAAACCAAGCGTCAACTAATGAAGCACTAACAACATTTGAAGGTGTTAATGTATGTTGATACCAATATTTTAATAGATTTTGTCCTCCAACAGCATATGTATTTCCATTTTGACTTGAACCTGAAAATGGTAAACTAGATGTTGGTAATAAATTAGACTGAGCATAAACCTCTTTAGAGTTTATATCTAATACACTAGTAAATGCTTCTTGAGCATCTGTTAATGATGCTACAGTGTATCTTCTACTCTGTAGTAGTCTATTAGATTTTATTGTTTTATCAATCGCCATGTTATTATATTATATTATGAATATGTTACTGCTATACTTGTTACTGGTATTTGATCACCATTATATCTCACTAGTACTATTAAATCTCTATAAGTAGTATCTAATGTCATACCATCAGCTGCTCTTAATGGTATAGTATATGTTGTTGAAGCAACACTACCACCTGTATTACCATATAAAGCTATATTTGTAGAGAATGGATTTTTAAAATCATCATTAGCCATACTAGCTGATATTAAGTTAGATGTGGTTGCTGATGGATCATAAATTCTAGGAGTAGCATATAAGTTTACACCTGAACTAGCAAATATTAAAGCTACTGATGTACCAGATGAGGTTGAGTCCCAACCTACTAATGTTTTACCAACATTTATAGTCATTGAAGTAGCGGCTGTAGCTAAATCACGTTTAAATGCTCTAGCATAATATTTGTAAGTTTTACCACTATCTGGATTAGTTAACCAATATCCATATGAACCACCTGGTCTTACTAAATATCCAGGTTTAACTTGTAAATCTAAGGCTCCTAAACTATAAGCGTCATATGAACCTGTAGTCCATTTAGTACCAGAAGTATATGAACCTGATAAGAAGTTATTATCTATTTTTAATCTAAAGTTCTCACCAACAAACGTTTCTGAGCCTCCAGCTAATGTTCCAGCATCATATGCTTGTGCTCTACCATAGTAAGCTAATGAACCTGAAGATAATGGTTGGCCAAAAGCACTTGCTGAGTGGTAAAGATAAGTTTGAGTATTTAATGTTGACTGTGAACCACCTCTTTCTCTACCTCTTGTTAATACAGTAAATGTAGTTGTAGATAAAGTATTTCCTTGTTGTATATTAGTTGTACCACTTGAACCAGCATCAAATGAAATACTACCACTTAATTTGATAATGTCATCTACAAAAGGTACTGTACCACCATTTCTTGGTGTAACACCTGTTGAATCAAATATAGCATTAGTTGTTTGAACTGTACCACCATTTGTTGAAACAGCTGTTATACCACCTAATGTTAACCCAGTGCCTGAGGTTCCTAAATCTGCTATTGTAGTACTTGAGGCGTATAATGGTGAAAAGAAACCACTAGCAGTTGATATTTGAGACCAAGTAGCAGTTAACAAATATGGGGCACCACTTAATGAGCGTGAAGTTGCTGTTAATGAAGATGTTATACCTCCTGTATATGATATTGTATTACTACCTATATTAGTATTAATATTAGTTGTTGGTGCCCAAAATATTCTTTCAGTTGCTGTTTGAGCGGATGTGTATGGTGAAGAACCACTATTTATTCTAATAGAGGCTGATATATGGTACCAACCTGATGAGCTTACACTAGTGAGTGATCTTCCATTATTAAATAATCCTGAGCTAAATATACTAGCAAATTTTCCATCTTGGTAAGCTGGAGGAATCACTAATGGATTAGCGGTATTAATTTTACCTAATGTTAAACCACTTGAAGAACCAGTAATAGTTATTGATAATAAGGCTTGTGATTGTGAAGTTGCAGTTGAAGTTTCACTGTTATTATCTGAGTAAAACCAGTTTATAGCTCCAGATACACGAAATGGAACGTCAGATAAAGTTCCTAAACCAAATAATTGAGCATCAGCAGATGAAGATACTGTTGTGGAACCACCAGCAACACTATTATAAACTATATTATAAGATGAGTTGTTATATATAGTTTTACCAGAGAATAAAGTATTACCTACTGAAGCAAATCCTTGATTAACTAAATATACTACATCAGTATTACTATAATTTTGAGGTACATAACCTGATGGAGCTGTACCTGTGCCATTATTTGTAATAGTTTCACTAATACTAGCAAATGTTCTGGTATTTGGTGATGGAGCAGGAGCTGATGAACTTAATAATCCTGCTATAAATCTTAATATATCTGAAGTGTATGTAGTAGGTGAAAATGTACCAAAGTAACTACCATCAAGACCTGTTGACCAAGCATTTAGTGTTGGTTCACCGTTATAATGATTTTGTAATTCTGCTACAGATCCTGAGACTACAACTTTTTTCCATTCTGCCATTGTGTATTATTTTAATGTTTATTATAAATATAATTAATTTTCTAATCCAACATAAAAAGATGATGAGGTAAAATACATGCTTCCAGCTAATGTTGGTCCTGTTAAAGGAACAGATTGGGTGGTTAAATATATTATACTTTCACTAATTTTAAATGTTGATATTCCAGTATTATTTTTAATTAAAAATATATCATTTGTGATAGTAGTAGTACCTGATATTATAGTCATTAATTCAGTACTAGCTGATTTAATTAAAAATAAATTTCCAATAGGACTTACACTAGCAGTTATACTACCTGATGATATTTTATCTCCACTAACTGATAAATTAGTCAAACCACTACCATCACCAGAAAATGATCCACTGAAAGTGCCTGATAGAGGATATTGTATTTGTGAACTATTAATTAATGCCATTAGTTACTAAATTTACCTGAGGCTACTACTTCAAATGTTGTGTCTAAACCAAATCCTAATTGTGAGTTATTAAGAGTTAATATTACATCTGTACCTGACTGTACAAGTGAAACTATAGCACTACTTTCTACATATTGACCATTTATATAAATTGAAAAATTACTAACAGATGTGGGTGGTAATGAACCAGGAGCTATTTCTATAGTAGAGTTAGGGAATGTAACAGTTGAAATTGTACCATTATTTGTTGTTAATGATGAATTAGCTGATTTTACATTATTTAATGCTAAGTAATCTAATACAGCTTGTGATGTTCCACCACCACCACCACCACCACTACTTACAACAGTCACATTATCAAAGAATGTAGCTGGTATTTTTTTCATTGAACCACGTTTTGCAGATGTTGATAACATTTCAGATGTTGTATCAGTTTCTAAGGTAAATGTTACTTTAGAAATAGAAGGTAATTTTTTTAATGCTGATAAATCCTTTTGAATCACATCAGGTATTATATATCCATTTAGTTTAATATTAAATGTACTTCTAACTATACGATCTTGGTCTGTTGATAATTCAGTTACTGAATTAAAGGTATCAATTGCAGCTTTAAATTTAAAACGATTAGGATCACCCCAATATGAATCTGAAGAGTAATTAATTGCTTCTATAATTTTATTCATTTGATCCATATAGTAAGTCATAACCATACATTCATATGTTATAGTCACATAATCAGGAACAACATTAGCATAGTATTCTCTTTCAGGAACACGATTTGTTAAAACATTAAAGTTACCATAAAAATTTCTATTTGAATATTGTTTTTGAAAACTAACATACAAATTAGGAAAATTAGCATCTAATTTATTAGCTATAGTACGATTTTTACTAATGTCATTTCTCTTAATCATTATAAGAGGTAACATTACTTTATTTAATTTATCTCTATAGTAACCATCTTTTTGAACTGATTTCCATCTTTCAGGTGAACCATATATAACAGGTACTTCTATTCTATTTCCATTTTGTATTACAAAAGGTTTAATAACATTTTGAAAATAATAAAATACAGCACTGTCTATGTCTTCAATACCAACAGTAAAGGGTTTTACAGTATCATCTGTAAAACTTTGTTTTAATGCTCTATTAAAATCAATACCTGTAGCTTGTTCATTAGCATTTTTAGTAATAGTATTATTATTAGGATTACCAGTAGGCTGAAACCCTACTCCTCCTTCTTGAAGAGGGGTTTGAAGATCTTCTGAGATCTTTCTTTGTGATTTAGGTATGGGTTTTCTTCCTTGTGACATTACATTCTTTCTTTAGTTATACCTACTTTATCAGCTGGAACAACATGTGTTTTAGCTATAATTGAAACATCATAACCAAAATTTCCTAATCCAGGATTTAAAGGATTAGTTTCATTTGGGTAATCTGGATTTTTACCAACAAAATATTGATTTTCAATCAAACTATTTATTTCATAATAACTTTCTTGATATAAAAGAATATCACCTACTTCAGGTACAACATTAGCATCAACTAAGTCATCTCTTAAGAAAGCAAATTGTATTTGCCAATTAAGATCAACACCATAAGGTGCGTCAGCATATTGTTGATCAACACGAGTAAGTAAACAGTTAACTAATACAGGTCCATCATAATATTTTTCACCTGAAGCTTCACCATATATATTTACAGTGGTTTCACCTAATTTAAACTTATAAAATGATACTTGTTGAGTAATAATATCCCATAACAGTTCTCTGTTTATATGTCTAAATGCTGATATATCTCTACTACTACCAAATATTGCCATTAGTATATATAAATTGGAAGTGGTACTTGTTGTTGTTCTTTTAGTTTATAATCTGCTTCTAAAGATCTAGCTTCTAACAGTTTTGTTCTTGATGTTTCATC